CGTCACCACAAATGAACCCCTACTATTATGAACCTATCATCCAGCGAGGTGGTTAGGATCACGAGATTGCTGCAGTTAACTCCTTGAACGAGCATGAGCGCGTATGCAGCTTCTAGCAATTGTGTGCTCAAAACAAAGCCGCACAAACCCGATCACGTGCTGAAGAAGGCAAACATGCTACTAATAACCTAACGAGCGATTTTGCAGATAAGTACGCTGATGTCATGCACGGCACTGAGACAATAGCTCAACCTGATCCTCGCAGTAGCCAGCTCAATATTGACAATGACATTGGCAACCCCATAGTGTTGTGTCCTTCAGCAGGTGCGCCGACGAATCAACAACTAGCGGTACAACAAATCACGTCATGTCCAGCCCCTAAGGTGGTGCGCTAAGTGACTGGTCGGCCTAGCATGATCATAAATGAAGGACGGCGAGTGATACAATGCAACCATGCGACCGGTGACATTGACATTATACCATTGTTCGGTCCGAAGAAGACTGTCAAGATGCACCAGCTGCCTAATTATGTGAAGATCGGATAAGACTGGCTGTTCCTAGGCGCACTACGCAATCCGGCATCATACCATATGACTGGCCAATTCCCAGAGCAGAACAAGCGCTCAACCATAACACAAATGCTCACATTTTTTAACCCGGTTCCTACAGAATTCAGGACTCAGATTGCTGGCGTTGAAGTTGTCGTAACGAATGACCTCAGTCTCATGGTGAGGACGCTCAGGAGGATGGCGGCGCAAGGAGAAATCATAGCATTTGATTCTGAACGTAATCCGGCGACGAACTCCTATAACGCGATACAATTTGCTAACGGTCACAATACATTAGTAGTCTACCAAACCAGCGTGCGCATGCTATTGGCGGCGACTGAACTTATTCACCAGTTAGGCGTACAGTTGTTTGTTTGGGATGATCAGATGGATAAGATAATAGGTGATGATGTTATTGATGTGTAGAAGTGGCAACCATTTACAAGTCGAGGTTTGGCGAAGATGAATTTGTTTGAAGCTGCGAACCACACACTCATGACAGACTATGCTAAAGTCGAGTAAGATTATACAGAGTATGACGAGCCATTTTTATCTATGCCTGCCATAAGATATGCTGCGATGGATGTGATAGTGTTGCACCGCTTAGTGTCAGCGTTGATCATGCAGTCGGAGCGGGTATACAACACTGTGCGAATTGGCAATAACATGGTAAACACCTCCAGTGATGCCTAAGATGTAGCATCATGGTGTGTATATGGTCATAACCAGTTAGCACCACTCAAGTTGTTGCAGGAAAAACTCTATGACATGATCGGATAATCATATTAGTTTATTGATGTCGGTTCTGGATTTGACGGAGTGAGCTGCCTTCCCACCGTAATATGGCAGTATGTCTGTTTCACCTAGAAAGAGGAGTACAAATACTGTCCTTATCCGTACACACGTCTTAAGAGTCTCTATCCTGATCATGCGGATGTCATCAAACCCACTCCCACCGGTGTATCACCCTATCGAGCCATGGATTTCCTGAGATTAGCGAAGATACATATGTTAGTAATGACTACTGACACTCCGTCAGGCTTCTTCGATCGTAATGAGTAATGGTTCTGCCCGTCACGAAGCACTGGAGTAGTCTTGTGTCATCACGGTCACGCATGGCTTGGTTTACCAAGTAATTATGCGAACTATGCTGGAATTAACAATGTGGCTCATGACTGTCATTGTGGTACATGTGCCGCGACATCATGCAATAATATAACAAGTTGTCCTAATGCACCTGATCGCACTGTTAGTAAAGAGATGAAGGCTACTTATCAATCTAGGCGCAAGGAAGCCATGAAATTTTACACTGATCAGCTCATGCCCTGGTATGCAACATAGCCTAAAACAACCGTTCCATGGATTAAATCTGTGAGTGGGTAAATTAGCAAGTTGTTGATCAAGGAGCACACCATGTCACTGCAAGTGATCCATGACAAGAATTACCAGCTGTATCGCTCTCAGGGTAAGCCTAGCCGCAAGTCATAGTTGGTTTATGACGCTGAGTATGGTGGGTTTGTTCTGCTGTCTGCCTGTCCTGGTACGTAACCACTCGAATTTGATCCAGATCAGTATATATTGAAATACGAACCCTAACAGTGTACCGCTTCTAACCAACGATACAAGCAGATAGGTTTTCTCTTTGAAGATTGTCCTGGTTAAGCGTGGTGCAATTGTGTGGACACAATGATGCATGCTGTGACTCATCGTGTGTTTCGTAGTAAGGCAGTGTACAATTACACACGAGATGATTTTGTCACGTTCGCGTTGCAGGTGATCGATACCGAGTACAGCAATGACCCGTTAATGCTAACAGACTATGAAATTATGGATGAAGCAATGGCACTACTTAAAACATCATCTAAACCATCTGCTACTAAGAGGCGCATAAGCAACAAACTGTCCAAACTTGCTGAATATATGAGGCCTGTTACTACGCACACGGATGCATTCATCAAGAAAGAAGTGACCATAGATGAATCATGGCCGAGGCTCGTCGCAGCCAGAACTGAATTGATAAGACAAATTGACGCACCAATTTACGAGATCGTGCAGCACCAGGTTTATCAGAATCGCCATTTCATAAAAGGCTTAGATGATGAGAACATTATTCAGACCCTATTAGATCGCCTTGCTCCATACCAAATAATCTTATGTTTGGATTTTAGCGCTTACGATTCGGCACAAAGTGGTGATATATGGAAAATTGAAGACAAGTTGTTCAACAAGATAGTGGGCGAACGAGCAGCAGACATACACAGGCAAATAGCACTCGACCACAACTTGATCATAAGCAGTGGTTTTATCGCACTCACCCCCACAACACGCAATTCTGGTGAAATGACTACTAGTCTGACTAACACTCTGTTGAACAGCCTACTGATAAGATATGCCATGCAACGCTTGGACTATGATGATTATGATTACTTCGTGGAAGGTGATGACAGCATAATAGGTATGAATCACGATCATGCTGACTCCATCTGTGGGATATTATCTGGTGTAGGCTTCCAAACTACTATTGAGAGCAAAACGAGAGGGCTGCACGGTGCGAGCTTCTGCAAAATCAAGTTCTTCTCAAAAGATCAAGATTTTGTTGCCTGGCGTGATCCAATCACAACATTGTAGAAATTCGGCTACACTAGATATAATGTGTCATCACCAACCAGTAAAAGAGCGCGAGAACTTCTTTATTCCAAAATATTAGGACTCTAGCACATGTACCCTCATAGTCAGAGTATGTAAGAATTGACGACTGAGATGATCAAATACGCCAGGAAAACATCGAAACTCGATCCAGATCGACCATGGATAACACCTATCATGAGAAAACAAGACGCCTAGTTCTTCGAACAATAATATGCTGATCTCATCAATTTGATCACAGAGACCATACGAGCTGAACACAGCATCTTGACCACAATTAGAGAATTGCCCCTGATGTAGGCCAAAGCCGCGGAGCGAGACATCAAGCCGCCAACATTCAAATACAAAACATTAAGACCGTTTGATTTGTTTAAGTATACAAACTATCGCGGGTTTTTAAAATGCTACTAGCAATCTCAGCAATCAAAGCTGCTACAACTCCCCAAGCCGTCGCAGACCTCCCCGAAGTCGTCTGCACCCAAGGTGTAACTAAAGATAGTCAGCCGGTGCCGATCTACGCCATTGTCCCGCAATCTGTGCAAGAACTCGACTTATGCAAACCAGTATTAGGAGACCTGGCCCAGAAAGGTTTAATCGTCCACATTGACTCAGCGCTATTCAAAGCCCTGCAAGTCGACTTAGGAAAGAATGGTGCTCGGGCTTATGCTAAACCTTTCACCGCTCACAACGATAAGATGTGTGCCGACTGGTCCATCCCAGGCAGGCGGTACAAAATTGAATCTGGCCCACAATTCAGTGTCAGTGCGTACAAGAATTTCGTTACAACGGCTTCTAAGTTTCTGCAAGGTAAGGTGGTCAAGCAGAATGAGGTAGAATATGACATGTCAGCTTATGCGAGGATATTATCTGATTCAGCCAACTTCTACACCCGCGATACCGTTACTAATCCATAGATAGGCAGTGATCTTAGAACAAGGTTTGGCGCCGTACCCACTTTCGCCCAAGGTCCAAGGTAGGTGCAGGGAGTCACTATCGATCATATCAAACAGCCTCTGCTATCGCAATTTGTCAAACTACCATCAATGTTAGCAGAATTGTAACAAGATGTTCAAGATGATCCTGAGTTTTAGTATGCACACGCGCTAATCAACCCATTTGGCAATTTTCAGGGAGGCGTTCGCATACCGTCGCTCAATCCTCTGGAGACCATAACACACAAGGATTATCAGACAACAGAATTTCAGGTCAGCAACAGAGCCTTAATCCTCATCAATCTCGATGCGTTGCGCAAGTCGCCGTACCACGTGCTCGTTGATCCTACGACATAATTCTCCACTACTCCATTCTTCGACAGAAACATATTAGAGGACGATCCAATGGTCGCCGGAGATGAAATAGCAGACACATACAAACGTGTTGCCTGGGCATCAGGACTCACTTGGGCATAATTCACTTCATAATCACGTGTTGGGTAAGGAGTTGCCGGTACCAAGATGTTTGAGGACTTGCGACTTGTCGCCGGTGGCTTTAGACTTAACAAGATATCTGCATCAGAAAATGAGTCAGGCACTATCAAAGCTGCATATTTCCCTCGAGGAGTCAGAGTCAGTCGCAGCGTTAAAGACGCCGTCGATGATCTAGGAGCCACGAAATTCCAC